TCTACTGTCAGAGACAATATTGTTAAAGTTGCTAAGCAACTTAACTACACTCCTCGTAGTGTAAAGTCTCCAAAAGCGTTTGTGACAGTAAGAATACAAACTTTAATCGGTGCAAATGGTCTAACTTACCCTGAGCAGGTTACAATTAACAAGGGTGACTCATTTAGTGCTGAAAATAACTTTGATGACTATATTTTTACAATTCTAAGTCAAGTCCAAGCACCTGTTGACCAAACAACTGGTATTGCAACCTTTAAATGCGTCTCAGCGTATCAAGGTAACCTTCTTAGCTACTCGTTTATTGTTAATAACACTAAAAAACAAGAATACATCGTTCCTAGTGAAGATGTAGACACTGAAAGGATGATTGTTTACATTTCTCCTTCTGTGCAATCGTCAGAAATCGATATTTACAATAAAGCAGACTCTTCTGTTAACCTAGACGGCAATTCTCGTATTTACTTCCTTGAAGAAGTTGATGATTTACGTTATAAGGTAATTTTTGGAGATGGCGTCTTAGGAAGAAAGTTAGTTGACGGTGAATTCGTAAAAATTGACTATGTAAGGACTATAGGAAAGGAAGCTAATGGTGCGAGGGATTTTACTTTCATTGGTACTGCTGTTGATAGCGAAGGACGTATCATCGGGAATAATGCAATCACTGTCACAACCGAAAATGAGGCAGCAGACGGGGAAGATAGAGAAACTCCCGTATCAATCAAGTATAATGCCCCAAGATTGTATACAACCCAAAATAGAGCAGTAACAGAAAGAGATTTTGAGAATCTAGTAAGACAACTCTACCCACAATCACGATCTGTGGTTGCATATGGTGGTGAGAAGTTGAATCCTCCTGTTTATGGAAAAGTATACGTTGCAGTTAGACCCAAGACTGGATCTAAGTTAAATGAGACTACAAAAGTCAGAATTAAAAACCAATTAAAGGACTATTCGATCGGTGCTATCGATCCAATCATCATTGATCCTACAACTCTCTATGTTATTCCTAAGTCTTACGTTTACTATAATGGTAATGACACTAATCTGTCTGCTAATGACCTAAGAACTAAAGTGTTGAAAAACATTGACGACTATAACGCTCAAAATGCTGCAAATAGATTCAACAACAGATTTGAAGGATCTAAGTATGCAGGTGTAGTTGACAATGCAGATCCTGCTATCTCTGGTAGCACGACTCAACTCACTCTAGGACAGAATTTAGACGCATTCCAATTTGGTCAAGTATTTAACCAGTGTCTTGACTTTAACAACCCTCTCTTCCGTCCTGGCGACTTCTCAGGGACACCTGAGGACTCTAATGGAGATGGAAGCGGAGATGGCACAGGAGGTAATTGTAAACCAACCTTCTCTGTCGTAAAATCTGGCACCTTCTATGCTACTGGTTACACAGAAAGTCTTTTAAACAACGCAAACTTAACTAGTGGCGTTGTCCAAGTGGATACTGCAGTCTTTGACTCTAATACCGCACAAACTCTTGTCCCTGTAAATCTAAGGGATGATGGTAATGGCAATATGATGCTTGTTACTGTCAGAGATGAAGCAGAAGTAATCCTTAACAATAACGTCGGATCAGTCAACTATAACACTGGTGAAGTGTGTATAGGACCTCTTAATGTAGCACTGACTCCTGACGATACTAACAGAATTCCAGTGGTTGTCTACCCTAGCGGTGGATCTATTGAGCCTCCATCAGGCACAGACCCAATTATCTTCAACCCAGATGTAAATCCTATAGATTATACTGTCAATGACTTGTCAGTCCCTATCTTTGATCCTAACAATTTCAGTGGATTTAACTTTGGCGGTGGAGAGCTAAATATACTTGATTACCCCACGGATAGTTTCACTTATCCCGAATTAGAAGAGTGCTTCTAAGATATGTCTAGAGTTAATGTTTCTGACAGAGTTGAGCAACAACTCCCTGATTTTATACGGCAGGAAGATCGTCAGTTCGTACAATTACTTCAAGAATACTACAAGTCACAGGAGAAAGTCGGTAGACCATACGACATTCTTAACAATATACTCGATTATCTTGACATTGACACTTATCAGTCAAATGTCTTAACATCTGAGACAACTGTGCTACAGGCGATCGGTCTTAATGACACCGAGATCGTCGTGGAGGATATTGACGGTTATCAGGAGCGTAACGGTAGCATTAAGGTTGATAATGAGATTCTCTATTACGAATCAGTAACTAGAGGTCCTGATGCTATCATGACACCAGGTATTTCACCTGCTGAGTTTAAAAAGAAAGAGCAAGCACTAGAAAATCCATATAACCTATTTGATGGAGTCCGTACTTCATTCCCACTTAAGTTTCAAGGCACTCCTGTAACTCCTGCGTCTGTAGATCACCTTGTAGTTACTGTATATAACCAAACTCTACGTCCTACCATTGATTACACTGTCAATGGCACAAACATCATCTTTACAACTCCTCCCAGATCACCCTCTGGTGGAGATGATCAAAGTTTTACACAAATTAAGTATCTGATCGGTTTTGCTGATAAAACCATCGTTACTATGGATCCTATTCCTGTTAGTGAATGGGAAGGCACCAAATATTATCCTTTAAGAGTAGGTGGTAGAGCATATACTCCTATTTCTGACGTTGCTCTAGTTGTAAACCGCACAGGACAACTACAGAAACCTTTTGAGCAGTTTAATGTCTATCAAGATACTCTAGTTGCTAAGTTTGCACTTGGTAGTGCTGATACTCTTCATATTAGAGCGATTGAGTTTGTGCCTGCCTCATTTGGTAGCGGTGCAACTGCAGTTTGTAATGTACTTGAGAATAAGATTGATACTATTCTAGTTAAAGAAGGTGGAAAGGGATATAGACTTGATTTTGCTCCTAGAGTAAACATTCAGACTGCTACTACTGGTGAATATGCTACTGCACAAAGTTTGGTTGCAGGTATTAAAGATATTCAGTTAATTTCTGGTGGTCAGGGTTATACATCTTACAACCCACCCATTCCTTTAGTTACTCCTCCTACAAATCCTAACGGTAGACTTGCAAAGGTTGCTTTGACAGTCAATGATACCACTGGAATGGTAGATTCAGTAAGAATTACTGATTCTGGATCTGGATATGACTTTGTGCCAGTCATTACCTTCAATAATCCTGGCGGTGCAACTATTAGTGATGCAACTATTGACTCTGAAGGAAGACTTAACGTAGATAGCATTACAGTTACTAAAGCAGGTCTTAATTATGCTAATCCTCCTACTATCTACATCGACCCTGCTCCTGAGGGAGGAATCAACGCTATTGCTGAGTGCTCACTAACTCCTGAGGGTGGTCTTCTAGCGGTTACTATCGTTAATAGAGGTCGTGGGTATACAACTGCACCAAGATGTCGTGTAATCGACCCTGTAGGGGCACAGGTGCTTGATGTGACGGTATCTAGCGGTGCTGTGACAGATATCGAATTGTTGACAGGTGGTAGAGGTTATACTGACGCTCCTTCTGTCTATATTGTTGATGATCGCAAAGATGCATACGGTGATCCTATTGGAGGCACAGGTGCAACTGCTGCTGCGACGATTTTCAACGGTGAGTTGACAGATATCAATATTACTAACTTTGGTACTGGTTATTCATCGGAGTTTCCTCCTAAAATTTACATTGCTGAGCCTCTTGCAGCAAAAGCATCTGTAAACGTCGGATATGATGAAGTTACTGGATTTGTAATCGAAGAGCGTGGTAGAGAATACGTTCCTAGTGCTTTTAACGGTGTTGTCCGTGGTGTTTCCAACGTTGTTGATTATGATGAATATGGAAACCAAGTTTATGCAAAAGAAGAGCAACTTTCAACAAGTACTCACCCAATAGGGTCTGTTGTCCACAACCTTGACTCTATTTTCATCTATCAGTTATTTGAGAAGTTTAGAAAGCAATATTTGCCCACTATTCAACTCGATCCATCGAAAGTTAACCCTGTTAACGTAATTAAGAATATCAGGGACTTCTATCTTGCAAAAGGTACTGCATTAGGTGCAAAATACCTTTTCAAGATTTTGTTTGGTGAGGAGATTGAAGTATCTTACCCTAAAGAGCAGATTATCTCTCCATCTGCTGCTACATGGGTCGTAGACACCATTCTAAGGACACAAGTGGTGTCTGGTGACCCTGCTAACCTAATTGATGCAGAAGTTATTCAATATGCCGACGAAGTTGACCAGAATGTCAAATATGCATCAGCATTAGTCGAAAATGCGATTTCTATCATCAAAGGTGAAGATACAATTTATGAATTGGTGATTTCTGAAGAAACACTGGTTGGCACCTTTAAGATTCCTTATAAAACACGTCTAGTTGAGCCATTAGACACTGTAGACCAAATTGTTACCGTTGACTCGACTATTGGGTGGCCAGAGAGAAACGGCACCTTCTTTATTGGAGATAATGAAGAAGTCCAGTATAAAGAGAAGTCACTAAACCAGTTTATTGAATGTACTCGGTCAAATAACGATATTGTCGAAGATTGGGATCCTGGCACCATCATTACTTCCAATATCTTCATATACGCTAATAGAGGCACTTCTACTGAAGTCAAAATGCGTGTTTTGGGTATTGCCGAAGCAGGAAGCACTGTGCTCGACGATACTGGATCATATTACCTACCTGGCGATAAATTAAAGGTTGCATCACTTGGATCTGACTCTGTTGGCGAGCAAAGACTAGAATCTTGGTTTTACAACGTTAAAAAACTTATTAAGGTTTCTGCAATCGATCCTGGCGGTGCATCACAAGTTGCAACCGTAACAACCGAAGAACCTCACGGATTGTTGGTTGAAGACACCGTTACAGTGTATGGTGCAAACCCAGTTATCTTTAACGGCACATTCCAAGTATCTTCTCGTATTGACGAGTTTACTTTCTCATATAGAGTTGCTACACCAACTGATATCATTCCAGTTGGTAATATCCTTCTTTCAGTCGATCTTAACAGAGGTAAGTCCACTGAAGTCCCAATTAACAATGTTGTAACCGAATTTACAACTAATATTCAGAATTCCTTCTTCAACGCTGATTATGTCTACGTTGCAGCGTCAGGTCTTCCAAACTACAAGATAGGACCTTTTATTGGGTCTGCATTGATACCTGGCAACCAAAGAAAACTTATTAGAGTCCCTAGAGTCGTAAATACCGTTTCTGAGAGACAAGAGATTGCTGCTAACAGTGCAATCGGTGCTTGGGTAAATGGTGTCTCTATTTGGTGCTATAAGTCAAGAGAGTCAGTCCTTTTCGGTCCTCTGACTGGTATTGTCGTTACTACACCAGGACAAAACTATGATGCAGGATCTCCACCAGAAGTCCTTATTGAAGGTGGTGGTGGATCTGGTGCAACTGCTACTGTTACAGTTAACGGTAGTGTTGATTCATTTGAAGTAACAAACAGTGGATCTGGTTATACTTCATCACCTTTGATCTCTATCGTTGGTGGTGGTGGATCTGGTGCATCTGCAAGTGCTGTTGTTACTAATGGTAATATTACTCGTATCTTGGTAAGCAATCCTGGTAGTGGTTTCACATCACAACCATCTATCACTATTACTGGTGGTGGCGGTAGTGGTGCTGCAGCAACTGCTAATATCAGAGGTCCTATCTCTGCTGTTACACTTACATCTGGTGGATCTGGTTATACATCTCTACCAAATATCTCTGTCACATCTGGTGAGGGTGCACTAGCACAACCCATCGTATTGAATGGTAGAATCGTTTCTATCGCTATTATTAACTCTGGTCGTCGTTATACTACTGCACCTAAGGTAATCATTAATGGTGATGGTTTTGGTGCTGTTGCTAAAGCAAGTATTGCAACTACTGGCGAAGACAAGGGTAAAGTTATTGGTATCGAGATTCTTAACAGAGGTATTAACTATCGTCAAGGAACAACTAGTGTTAGACTAGAAGCAGTCGGTGAGCTTGCAACATTCACTGCAGAAGTATTTGAGTGGAATAAAAACTTTGAATATGACCTTGCAAACAAATATGACATTGCAAGAGGTTATGTATTCACTGGTCTTAACAACCAGTATGGTGGTGAGTATGCACACGTTTCTGATCCTAAAGAGCTACGTTATGTGGTTGGTGATAACGTATTCCTCAATCAAGAGACAAATCAATTCCAAGAGATCTCTCAGAATTTCCAACACTCTCCAATCTTGGGATGGGCATATGATGGTAACCCAATCTACGGTCCTTATGGATATGCAAATCCAACTGACCAAAATAGTGGTGTAAGAAGACTTCGCACATCATATCGTCTAAAACCAGAGATTGTAGAAGATCCAATTACAAATCCTAATCCTAGCAGGACAGACGGTCCTCTACTTGCAGATTATCCTGCAGGATCATTTGTGCCTGATTATGAGTATGTTTTCCAAGTAGGTGACTTAGACCAGTATAACGGTCGTTTCTGTAAGACTCCTGAGTATCCTGACGGCACATATGCATACTTCATCACTATTGATGCATCTGATAGAGGTAATCCAGAATTCCCATATATTATGGGTCCTGCGTTTAACTCACTTCCAGATGAGTGGAATTTAAGTCAAGGTGCAGTCCAAGAGAATATTCCTGCTGATGTTGTTAGATATCGTGTCCCATATGAGAATGTGGACATCGATGTTGAGCGTCAACCCAACCAAGAGGCAGATGTCCTTACAACAGAGATTGAAGGATATCCTATTATCTTTGAAATTCAAGATAGTAATAATGACGGTTTAATTGATGCTAATGAGCAACAAGAGATTCTACAACTACAAGAAGAGCCTACTCTACAAATTTACGATTACTTCCCTCAAGTCTCACTTGAGTCTAAAGTTGACATCGATGTAGAGACTGTTACCCAGTTTGAGACTGCACAAATTGATGGATTCGTTATTGAGAATCCTGGCAGATCTTATCAGGTAAATGATACTGTATTCTTCGATAATGAGAGCACTGGTGGATTTGGTGCTTCTGCTATCATTGATAGCATCAAAGGTGTTGCTATTAGTGCATATGTCAAGCAAATAATTGGTGACAAACCATATGGTGTTATTACAACTGCTGAGAATCATGATCTGATTCAAGGTGATGAGATTATTGTTAATTCTACTCCTATCCTTGCAAATACAAATAAAGAGTATGTTGTAAAAGTTGTAGACGGTATTGAGTCAGTTACAGTCGATCAACAAGGTGTTGGTTATAATGAAAACATTCCACCTGTATATGAGTTAGTTGATGCATCTGGTGGTATTGACGCTGAGTTTACTATCAACCTAGACGCTGCAGGCGTTGCTGATTCCTTTAATATCGTCAACTCTGGTAATGGATATGATACTTCTAATCCTCCACAAATCAGAGTAACACATCCTCAGTCATTCACTAAGACACGTTATTGGTTGTCTGAGTATTTGAATGACAGTGGTAACATTGAAATATTCGATAGTATCATCACTGCTAATAGAGATTACTATATTTGTGGATCTCTAGTAGAAGATCTTGACGGTGACCAAGTTGGTTTCATTGCTAAGTTTGATGATAACGGTGAAGTGCAATGGGTAAGGACATTGCTTCCAAACAATGCAGGTGTTAAGAAACTTGAGTTTACCTGTTTGTATGTCGATGACTCAGAAGAAAACGACGCCATTTATGTTGGTGGCCAATCATATGACCCATCAAACGCCAATTATAATCCAGATGTTTGGTTTGGTAAATATATCTCTGAAAGAGATAATGCCAACAATCCTACAGGCACACTGAAGTGGCAGAAGTCTATTGCAGGTATCTCTGGTGGACAACGTAGAGACTATATTACAGACATCTATCTAGATCAAAATAAGTCTATCTACCTTGTAGGTTATACTGATACTCAAGCAATCGACGCTAACGATATTTGGATTATTCAATCTAATAATGATGGAGATATCAAAGAGAAGCGTAAGATTTCTTCTCCAAATGGTGATGAGGATATTACACAGATTAGATGGATTGCAAATGATCAATTCTTCTTTACTGGTGTAAACCAAACTACAGATAACCTAATCTATGGCACATTCTCCTACGATGGGTCTAATATTAATGTAGACTATGTTAAACAGATACCTGCTCTTGGTGGGTATGTAAGAAACCCAAGATTCACTATTGACGAGTATAGCGATGTATTCATACTCTACGACGTATATAACAATGCAAACGGCAAGTTTGAGAGAATTCAAGTTGGTAAACTTGCTCTCCTTACTGCAAACTCTACTCAGGCAGATGTGCAAGGTAACCAAGTGCAAGTGCCTTGGTTGTGGAGAAAATCACTAACACCGCAGGGAGATTATGTCTCTATCAAAAATACAGGATTACATGTTGATGTATTCGGTGATATCGCTATTACTGCTGCTCTTGATTATGACGAAGATAGAAAAGTCAATATTGTATCTTCACTCAAGTATGATGGCACAATTAAGGCAGAATCGTTAATTGAAACTACTGACTCTGTTGGACAGGTCGGTAAGACATCTGTTGTTGATAACTCTGGTGATATCGTTACTTTTGCTGAAAGATTGATTCCTAATCAACTTGCAGTCTATAGATTTGATAATAGTGCTGATTTAGACTATGACACAACTAAACAGACTATATCTACTCTTACAATTCAAACACCTGCTGATGCCATTGTAGATACTGGTTATTACAAGTTTGGCACTGGATCACTTAAATTCCAAGCAGCAAACCGTGCTACTGCCTCAGGTCTAGCATGGGAAGGTCAAAACTGGACTACTGCAGCATGGTTTAGTATGAATACCACTGCATATGCAGCAGGTAATACTCCACACTTCTT